AGCCCTGTTGTATCGAGTACAAAGAGGAGCTATCCTAGAGACTGCCCTAGAGAGTGAAGAATGTGACATGTTGTTTAGCCTGTGAATCTTAATTGATTCACGGGCTTTTTAACGCTCAATCTCGGGATATATTAGCTCTCGTGAAGGGTGATTTATAGCTTTTTACGGAGGAGTCTGGTAACACAATGATAGCAACCAATACAGGCTATCAATGTGTCAATGTGACTAATATCGTTTACGGAGTAATAACGTAGTGCCTAAGTTTACCAAAGATTACCAACCAAAGAATAAGGGTAGGAAGAAGCTGGACCCTGATATTAAGGCTGCAAATGCACTGACCAAAGGGACTTTGGAAGGTTTACTTAATGTGCATCTTTGGATGAATCAGAAACAATTGACTAAGGTGGTAACCGATCCGAAGGCTCCGATGATTAATAAGACAATTGCTAGCATTATTTGTAAGGCTGTTGAAGGTGGCGATGATAGAAGGTTGACGTTTATTCTTGATCGTCTTATCGGGAAGCCGAAGGAAGAGATCAATATCACTGCATATATGCAAGGACTTAAGAAGATGACAGACATCCAGGTCATTGATATGGGTACAGAAGCCATAAAGTTCTTAAGTAAAGCTGAAGAAGACGGGGAATAGATAGTAATATCATATATGTAAGTAAGGTAGGGGGTACCCCCGATACACATTTACATACCCTCCCCTCTATATATACCCTCAAACACTTGGAATTTTATTATTCTAGGATATATTGTATATCCAATAGCCCCTAAAATTTTTTGGGCCTATAGATAATAGTCATATGCCAGAGTGGCTTATACTAAGGAGTTCCCTTGATAGAAGATTTAGTTATTCTTCGTGCGATAGAAGAAGAAGAATTGAGTTTTGTTTACCATAGTTGGCTGCACTCGCTTAGAGCTGGAAGTCTTCACTATAAAGGAATCCCCAGTTCTGTTTATTACAACAACCATAAGCGAAAGTTGTATAAAGTCCTTGATAGATCCAACACCATAGTTGCTACTCCGAAAGATCATCCTGAGATAATTGCTGGTTACATCGTCTGGGAGGATAAAGATCCTGCAGTCATCCACTATATTTATGTTAAAAGTGACTATCGAAAGATGGGACTGGGTTCTCTTTTTAAAGAGGTTGCTGCTTCGGGTAGAGATCTCATAGGGACGCACCGCACTATTGATGTTAAAGGTAAAGGCTTCATATTTAATCCATACCTATTAGAGGAATAATCATGGCTAAGAAAAAAGTAGACAAGGACATCCAAGAACTGTTCCCCGAAGATATTTGCAAGATGGAAGATGTTATGTTCGCCAATGCTGTGAAGGTGGGAGTGACACAAACTAATTACTTCTCCTCTGCTGTTTATGACTTGACCATGAAAGGTATTACTATTGAGATCCGCAAGAAGGATTGGCGCAAGGAAGCGAAGTCAGTGTTCACTACTCTATATAACGTAATCCACTGGCGGGTTAAGTGATTCTCCCAAGCATTACATCTAAGGAACAAGCACTGGCAATACTGGCCCGGCTTGATGAAATTCGTTCAGCTACTGAGATGGAGGCGGCGAAGGTACAGGCCATTACCTTTGGTAGTGAGAAGTTCCCCCAGCAGTTCGCTTTCATAAATGAGAACGCTCCACTGGCATCGGCGCTCTGCCCACGACGCGCTGGGAAGTCCTATGCCATTGGACTAAAGCTATACAAGAAGGCATTCGACTTTCCCGGCTCCACCGTTTTATATATCTCTCTGACCAAGGATTCAGCCAAGCGGATTATGTGGCGTGATGTTCTCATGGAGATTGCCCGACAGTATGGGATTGAAGTTGTAGACAGAGCAACACTTCTGGAGATAGATCTGCCCAACGGCTCGATGATAAAGCTGGCTGGAGCGGATAGTTCACAGAAGGAAAAGGACAAGTTTCTTGGTGGTAAGTACCCATACGTCTGCATAGATGAAGCCGGTTCGTTTACTCAGGACTTGGCCGATATGATCTACGAGTATCTCGAGCCAGCGGTTGCCGATTATGAGGGAACCATAGACCTAGTCGGAACACCTACAGTTTTCTGGCAGGGATTTTTCTGCAAGGTGACAGAGGGTAGAGAAGCCGGGTGGGTCACTCATGCTTGGGACACTTTGGACAATCCATACATGAGAGACAAGTGGCAGAAACGGCTAGACCTCTTGAAGGCCAGAGATCCTAGGGTTGAGGAAACCCCCCGGTACCTGAGGATGTATAAGGCCGTCTGGGTTAAGGATATGGAGAATCTTATATACAAATTCCAGACCGATCGCAACACGGTGGATGTCCTACCCGATGGGGAGATCGACGGTCAGGTGTTGGGTATCGACTTGGGCTACAACGATGCCACTGCTTACAACTTGAGCAGGTATTATTTCCATGATGAGACTTTGTATTTTATCAAGTCATTCAAGGAAGCCGGGCAGATAGTCGATGACGTAGTCAGGACCATGAAGCAGTATATTATTGATTATGACATACACACTATTGTCATAGACAACGCTTCTAAACAGGTCGTTGAAACTTTAAAGGCTCGCTTCTCTTTTTATGATGTTGTTATCCACGCCGCAGACAAGAGAGACAAAATTGAATATATCGGATTCATGAACTCTGACTTTATACTGGGCAAGATCAAACTTCTTAAGGGTGAGACAGATGGCTACGCTGAAGAACTCGGCAACCTGATAAAAGACCCGAACAACCTTAAGACGGTCGAACACCCTAGTTGCGAGAACCATCTCTGCGATGCCGGGCTTTATAACTGGAGATTCGCTAGGAATTACACGGCCCAGCCCATGGCTCTGCCGGAACACCCAGAAGATATTATTGAGGCAGAAGTTGCTCGCAGGATAAAACTAAACGATAGAACTGAGGAGGAGAGTTATTATGACTCAAGAAAGCCATGGGGAGAAGAGTTCGATGATGGATTTGGGAACGTATGAAAGCCTTCTGATGCTGGCGCGGAAGTACGGTATCGACAGTTTCACCTACGGACCCATTACTGTGAACTTGGGATCGGATATGTCGGAGCTGCCAGACCCTGTCAATAACCCAGGCGGATCTATGTACGATGAGTTAGACTCTGGCCCAGACGATTTTCCTCTAATCACCAATCCTACGATCGGGAGATAGCTAGATGTCAGATGTTCCTAAAGAAAACTATTATAAAAGTGAGATTGGTGATGACGGAAACATTGTTAAAAAGTGGTGGCTCTCAGAGCCAGATAGATTGTTCGAAAACGTCTGGCCTTTGGTCAACTCGATCAGACAGTCACAATCTATACGACACGTGTCCAATATCAGGTTCTATAACCTGTACGCCAATCAGGCGATCAATAATCTATCCGCCGCTAGATATAACTCCACAAACAACATGGGCTCCTACTTCGGAGAGTCAGCCCGACTGACGTACAACGTGGTGAAGAGCTGTGTCGATACGGCTAGGTCCAAGATCGCCAAGGAGAAGCCGCGGCCCTTCTTCATGACAACAGACGGCAACTGGCTGCTGCAGCAAAAAGCTAAGAAGATGAACAATTTCATTCTGGGACTGTTCGACCAAATGGGAGAAGGGGGCCTAGTCCGTGAAAGTCTTTACAACATTGGCAGCGAGTGTTTTCTTGATGCCGCTATATCTGGAACGGGCACTGCGAAGATGTTTATCAAGGATGAGAAAGTCGTCTGCGAAAGATTCATCTCGGACGAGTTAATCATTGACCAATTTGAGGGGATGTATCGAACTCCTCGATCTGCCCACCAAGTTAAATATATAGATAGAGAAGTCCTTTATGACACTTACCCAGACCATAAAAAGTCTATTTCGGAAGCTACGGCGGCTCAGACTGGAACTGAAAATTACACTCAAGACATGGTACCTGTGGTGGAATCTTACCACCTACCGTCAAGCGATGGATCGGGCGATGGACTGCTCTGTGTAACCATTCAAACGGGAACGCTAAAATCTACCGAGTGGACCAAGCCCTACTTCCCCTTCCTTATCCAACGGTGGACACTGCGACCAGTCGGCTACTTTGGAATAGGTCTAGCCGAAGAGCTGCAAGGCATTCAGCGGGAAATCAACTACACCCTGTCCAATATTCAGATCGGCCTACGCCGGATAGCTGTCCCAAGGGTCTGGCTACATATTTCTGACCACAACCCTAAAAAGAAGATGACCAATGAGATCGGAGAGATCAATTACTACAAGGATCGGCCCCCAACCATCTTCACCCCTAACACCTTCAATCCAGAAACTTATAACCACGTGGACCGACTGTTCAACAAGGCATATGAAATTACAGGTATATCTCAACTCTCGGCAATGGCTCAGAAGCCAGCAGGTTTGGACTCTGGGATTGCACTCAGAAATTATCAAGACATTGAATCAGAGAGGTTTGCCAGTGTTCATCAAATGTACGAAGACTTCTTCGTGCCTCAGGCTACTATCATGGCCCTCGACTACCTCGACGAACTGTTGGAAGCGGGCGTGGATACTACGGTTATTATGAAAGACGGTATGACCCAACAGCCGGTGAAATACTCCGAAATCAAGCTACCCAAAGATTCCTACACTGTGAAACCTTACCCAACGGCGCTATTACCCGCCGAACCAGCCGGAAAGTTCGCCAGAGTCGCCGAAGGTATCGAAGCCGGGATGTTTGACCCTGATGAGGCCCGAGAATTGCTCGATTTTCCAGACATTACCAAAATGAATCGGGTAAAGCTGGCTCCGCGCAACGCCGTGTATGCGTATATCGAAACAATGATTGATACTGGCAAATATAAGGCGATAGAGCCCTATCAAGACTTGGCACTCACCAAAACTTTGGCCCAATCGTATTATCTCGAAGGTAGGTCGCAGGGAATGCCGGAAGATCGGCTAAAACTTCTTCGTAGGTGTCTGCAAGAGATTCAGGGTCGTGAAGAAGCTGCCATGGAAGTAATGCAAGCCCAACAGGCCGAACAAATGGCAATGGCTCAGTCAGCACAGGGATTACCTCCAACCGGGGAGATTCAGGTGCCGATGGAAACACCAGTACAAGATATGATGCCCCAAGAACAACTACTTTAGGAGAGATGTATGGAAACGGAAGCACCAGAAGCAGCAGCACCAGAAGTCGAAACGGTCACAACCGATGCACCCCTAGAGACAGAGGTGGTTGGTACAGAAACGACACCAGAAATAGTCGACATCCCTCCGACAGCTTCTGAGATTGAGATGTCGGAAAAGTTCAATCAGATAACAGCCCGAGAGAAGGTGCTGCGAGATTCTGAAGAACTTATGAAGGGGGAGAGAGATACCCATGGTGCTACAACCGCAGAACTCGAAGAAACCAGAAAAATTCTCGCTACATTTAAAGATAACCCTCTCGAAGGGCTTAAGGCGCTGGGGATCGAGTTTAAAGAAGTGGCTGAGAGAGTCATTAACGATGGTGCCCCAACCGCCGAGCACCGTGTTGCTAAGTTGGAGAAGCAATGGTCAGACCAACGACAGGCCGACCAAGATGCAAAAGCGGCGTCAGATGCTTCGCAAAAAGAGGCAGACGAAAAGTTTCAAGCTGAAGAACAAGAAAAGGCAATCACCACAACAAGGCGAGATATAGCCAACCTCATTGATGAGGGTGGGGATAAGTTCGAGATGATCAAGGCCCAAGGCGCTCAAGATGTCGTCTTTGATGTCGCTGCAGCCCACTACAAAGAAACTAAAAAACTAATGCCATGGGCTGAAGCCGCTGAGAAAGTAGAGGCCCAGCTTGTTGACGAAGTGGAAAAATATATCAACACCGCTAAGTTCAAGGCGAAGTACCAGCCTGTTGTTGCGAAGCCAGAAGTCTCTGTCGAGGAGCTGGAAGATCAGGAATCCAATTATTATGCTCGAGAGATGCTTAGGGACAAGTACAGCAAAATCCTTAGCAACGGGATGTCCTCTGAAGGAGCCGCAGCACCGGACCCAGCAGTTTGGCTAGATGATGAAGCGAGCAAAGATATGCTCGCCAAAAAGCTATCTAAAATGCTGGAAGCTTGAGTTTACCCGAAGCATAGGATACTCTGACGAGGAGTCTTTTCGTCAGAGTCCTGTTTCCTTCCGAAAAAATACAGGCCCCGACTCGTAAACGATAGCTAGGCTTTCCGATATACCAGCCACACAAATCTCTCAAACATCCATTTAATATATATCGGAGAATCCCATGGCTTCAGGTGCGGACCTAGCAGCATATAATGACGTTTTGAAAGAACATTACACTCGTGACAGAGTGATCGATATGACGTACCGGACAAATCCGCTGTACGCCATGATGCCTAAGTACATGAAATTTGGGGGTAAATTATTGCCTGTGCCAATCTTGTACGGCAACCCACAAGGGCGAAGTAAGACTTTCTCCAATGCACAGGCTCGTGGCTTAGTCACAAGTTCCCTGTTCAAGGCGTTCAACTTGACACGTGTCAAAGACTACAGTATCGCCACAATTGACAACGAAACCATGCAAGCATCCAAGGGCGATCCTAACAGTTTCCTAGAAGCTGCAACGACTGAGATTGATGGCTCGATCAACAGTTTGACTCGCTCTTTGGCGATCAACATGTACCGAGACAGTTCTTCTCAACTTGGACAAGTTGGTGCCGAGCCAACTGTCGCAGATCCAACCGTTATCCCCATCAAGAACTTTGGAGATGTATCCAACTTTGAAGTTGGTCAGATGCTAAATATCTGGTCTGCCAAATCTGGCGGTTCTCAGCGATCTATCGACGGTTCAACAGTGAACTTGGAAGTTATTGCTGTAGACCGTAGCGGCGGTGTTCCAACCGTAACAGTGACGGGTGCCTATGATGGTTCCGGTACTATCGCCGCAGACGATTATCTATTCGTCGAAGGTGATAGAGGTATCGGACTTTCTGGTCTTGAGGATTGGATTCCTGAGACTGCTCCTTCTGCCACCCCATTCTTTGGCGTAGACCGTACTTCTGACGTAACTCGTCTTGGCGGACTACGGCTTGATGGTTCTAACGCGCCGATCGAGGAAGTTCTCACTGAGGCTGACTCACTAGTTGCAGCAAATGGCGGGTTCGCTTTGGACCACTTCTTTATGTCGCACAACAGCTTCAAGAACCTAAAGAATGCTTTGGGCTCTAAAGTTCAGTACGTCGATGTGGGTGTGACTCCAAGAGTTTCATTTAGAGGGGTTCAAGTTGACGGTACTAGAGGCCCGATCAAAGTGATTCCTGACCATAACTGCCCAGACGACCGGGTGTTTGGATTACAGCTTGAGTATTGGAAAATGTACTCACTCGGCGATCCGGTTCAGATCATAAGCCCAGATGGCTTACAGATGTTACGACAGGCTTCAGATGACGGTGCGGAAGTTCGACATGGTTCATACAGCCAAATTGGCTGTCGTGCTCCCGGCTCTTCTATCAACATCCAGCTTTAATTTGCGCTCGCTTGCCGGTATTGTGCCGGTGAGCTTTTTCTGTTTTGGAGAAATAAGATGGCTAATAGAAATTTTAAGCCCGGCGCAATGTGCATTGAGAAGGGAACTATCAAGCTATACGGTCGTGTGACCTATGGCTCTGCAGTTATTGCCTCTCAAGATTGCCGTGGTTTTTCGGTTACTAGAACTGGAGCTGGAGAGATTGCTGTTCTGCTCGAAGATGAGTACAACGCACTTTATATGGTTTCTGCAGTTGTTCAGGGAGCGACGGCATTGCCCTTTTTCCTGACTTCTGTTGATGTTACTGCGGCGGCTCCGGGTTTTACTGTTGACCTAACATCGGACCCAGCGGATACCGAAGTGGTTCTTCTCGAGATCACACTTAAGAACTCTACTGTAGATTATTAAAATTTAGGGGAATCCCATGTTACAGAATAGACGGCGTCAAAGGATCGCCAGTATTATCATCGGTAGCATGGGGGATTCCTCCCCTAAGTCCGCCGATGATACATCCCATTACATGAACAGTGAACTCGGTAAGTCCGAGGTAAATGGTAACGAAGCCCTCGAAATGGCTTGCGGAACCATATTGGCAGCTATGCGAGCTGATGATGTTGGGCTACTGTGTCGAGCATTTAAAGCTGCGTTTAAGGCTTGTGAATCTGGGGAGGATTACTAATGGCTATGGTGTCGGTCAATACGATAATGACCAGGGCTAGAGAAAAGGCCGATATGGTAAACTCCAACTTCATAGGCGATACGGAGTTAGAGAGATATGTTAATGAGGCTTACTTTACTTGGTACGATCTTGTTGTGGCTGCTTTTGAGGACTACTATCTTGCTGATCCTACCGAGTTTGTTATTGCTGCTGGGGGTGACGCTGAATTTCCTCTTCCCGCAGATTTTTACAAACTCGTTGGAATTGATAAGGCAGATAGTCCAGCAGGTGGAAGATTTTACACTCTGAAGAAAACTCTCTGGCGAGATCGCAACCGAACGACAAGCACCCTATCCTATGGACGCCAACCGCAACCCTCCTACAGGATATTCAAAGATAAGATAGTTTTCACGCCGCCGGAAACTGCTGCTGGCTCCTACAAGCTTTGGTATATACCCCAAGCTGTTATTATCGCAGATAGTGAGCCTCCAGCCATTAGCTCTATTGAAACTTATAATGGATTCGAAAATCTCCTTATTGTAGATGTCGTTATTAAAATGCTGAACAAGGAAGAGTCTGATGTCTCTGCCCTAATGCAAGAGAAGGCTCTACTAACTGCGAAGCTTCAAGAAATGTTGATAGATAGAGATATCTCCAATAGTGAGAGAATAGAAGAGGTTAACGAAGGGGATTATTTCTGGTGACAGTTAACTTCAAAAGAATTGGTCTAAAGGATTCTGACACTACTAGATTTCAGTCTAATGTGGAGCAATCGTTTCAGGAGCTGGACAGTGTACTGGACAGTCTCCCAACAATACTTTATGGAAGTTTCGTTACCGATTTCACAACGGGTCTTGTATCTCAAGACACCAGTGGTTTTACTATTGCCTACGATAGAGATGTAGACGGCCAAACAGGAAATGTTCCCGATATAAACTTGGTCCTAACTCTGGACAGGGGATATTCGAAGTTTCTGTTCTGTTCTGCCCTTCTTACCGGGGCGACTTACGAAGGGTCTGGAGAGCCGATAGATATCCACTACGTTAGTGACAACATCTCCTCAGGGGGTCGGTTGGTTAACCTAGCAACTGTGGGTGTCCAGAGCACAAGGCTTCTTGAAAACGGGAGACACTTTCTTGAAATCACACTACTTAAATAGGTGTTTTGATGCCGCTTAAAAAACAACTTGTAGCTCTAAACATCTCCCAGATGGGTAATCAAAAGGGCGACCCGAAATCTCTAGCCCCCGGCACACCCACCCTTACTCAAAATGCACAATTTCTGAAGGGTAACAGGGTAGACAAGCGTTACGGATATGACACTCTCGGTCAGGGTGATGTCACTAATTACTATCAGGAGTTCAACTTCTACGCTGTAGATGACCTCCTAACTCAGAACAGAATAAATGTGTTTGGTGACGCCGACGATGTATCTCTCTCATTCACTGACAACTATCCCGATCCGGGTTATGAGCCTTTCCTAGCTGAACTAGAGGCCAACTTTAATACTCCGGGCGGTAGACTAAGTCTACGAGACAAAGACGATAATTTATGGGTAGTAACCTACGCGAGCGCCACCACCATTGATGGCCTTAACCAGGCAGCCGACTTCGTTCAGACTATTATTCGATGTAGGGTTAGTGGGGTTGATTCTGTAACCGTAACCCTTGCAGGAACTCCGGCAACTATGGCCCAATTTCTTGCCTCCTTCGTGCCCTATGAGGTAGCCGATGCTGCCACATATGTTCTGAACAATCCCAAGGGTCTTGAGGGGTTTATCGGCCCTAGAGTATTTGGAACTCGACAGGGTTTGATAGGTACAGAGGATCACCTATGCCTTCATGCTGACGATAAACTGTATTCTTACACTGGGGTCTTGGATACGTTTGAAGAGATCGGCCCATATCGTCCCTGCGAAACTACCATCTCCTCGGTTGATGAAGCTGGACAACCTCTCAGATCCGCAGACTGTGTTACGGTCAGCGGCGTTACCTATTACGCAACCCTGCAGTTTTTTAGTCCAACAGTCGCTTTCTTGGCAGTCACCGCTATCGACGAGGATAGCGGAGAGCGTATCTGGGGTCCGATAAGCCCCCTTGATTATAACAGTGATAGCGATTCCGACTACTCAACTTGTCGATTGTTCGTCTTCAACGGACAGCCATATGTATTTTATTCAACTGGCGGCGGTGCTTTCAAACTCTATGCTAGGAAACTTTCTCCAACTTCCCAGTTTGATTCAGAGGTTCTACTAGCCAGCGGGTCTACGACCTATGGATTCCCCGCAGGAAACACTTGGGATGTCCTGAATTTTAATGATCTTAGAATAGTTGTGGGCTACTCAGTAAGCACTGTTGATATTACCACTCGGTACTTTGATGAGGATCTAGTCGAGCTTACCTCCCCTTACGATGTGAAAACCTACAACACGGGATCACCGTTTGCGGAACAGATAACCTTAAGTATGTCCTCTGAGGGTAATAGCTTCTTTGGGTTTGCCTCTGATGGAACCACTACTACCGTCGAGTATATGTTAATAGGAAGTACGGCGAACACCTTAAGAGCCATGCAGAACTTGGGAATAGATGCCGGGATACAACAGGACAATCTCGGGGGCCTTTGCATTATAGCAAACCCGGAGAATCTGGACGGCGAAGACGGTGTTCGGGGGTTCTATAATCCCCTATCTGATGTCTATGGTGATGCGGCTAATGGTTTTGGCCGGGCAACCATTCGATGGCATATTGCTAACGATGGCACTCTAACAGTTCAGACCAGCGACTACCAAGGCCATGGGTATGAGGTTATCTCAAAAGGGTGGCAGCATGGTGACAACTGGTACTATCTCATGTACCGATCAGCAGAGAACAACAACTGTTATTACATAGGGTCTTGGACGCTTGAGGATGAGAATCCGAGGTTGGTTATCTCATCCCAGATCCTATATGGTCGGGTTCCTGATGGGGATTCCCAATACAGGCCCACTCAACTTAATGCGAACTTTGTTGAGATCTCCCCCGGAGTAGCCAGAGTCGCCGTTATTTCCCTAGATTCTCTATCCTCCGTTCCGGGTGTTGTGTCAGTCAAGGTTGACTTCACCAGTAGGGACAGGCTTTCGGCGATCCCCTACGGACGCACCATGGTACTCGCCGGTATGAACCTTCACGCTTTTTGCGGGAAGTACCTTAGAGAGCTGAACTTCTTCTACTCCCCAAGAAAGCTACGGCTGTCCGAACTAGATTCGGGCGGGTATATTCCTGAGGGAACATTCAGCATGGTCGTAGTCTATGAGTTTACTGATAGAAATGGATATCTGCACCGCAGTAACCCCAGCCCACCGGCATCTATTACCACTGTGGCTGGTGACGACAACAGCATACAGGTTGATGTAGAGCAATATGTTGTCACCAACAGCAATTACGGGGGCAAGGACGTAGAACTTATCGCCTACCGTACTACTAACAACGGCACCATCTATTACAGAGATGCCTACTACGAGAAAACAGAGGGTGGGTCAGAGCCAGCAAGCCCGACAAATCAGGTTAACTTCCCCTTTCTAGCCAGGGGCGGCATGAATCTCACAAGGTCAGATGAGGAGCTGGAAACCCAGCCAGTCCTATTTACTGTAAGTGGTGAGATTCCCCCTACGCCAATCCCGCCGGTTAAATATTTAACCTCGTGGGGTTCTAGGATCTGGGCTGGTGGTTCTGCTAGAGATGAGAACATCTACTATTCCAAGATCAATCAGACCAACTTGATGCCTGAGTTTTCTGAACTTTTCTCTACTTCAGTACAGGACAAGCCGGGAAGAACTACGGGATTGATCGGTCTGTCGGACAAGATAGTTATGTCCAAGCGTGGAAGACTTTTCTATGCCTTCGGAGGAGGACCGGATAACCTTGGAGGTGGGGGTGCATTCTCCAAATTCGAAGAGATCCCCGGAGTTTCTGGAGCGGTCAACGGAAAGTCCATGGTCGTCAATTCATCTGGTATAAACTTCAAATCGGATAAGGGTGTCTACACCTTGTCTCCTTCACTTGAGACTATATTCTCTGGTGCAGCTTACGAAGACGCGGTTGACGAGGAGATCATTCAATCGGTTACTCCTATAGATTCTGAGACTATACGATTCGTAACAGAGTCGGGAATTTTAGCCTATAACACTTTCTTCAACGCTTGGTCTAAAGATTCATCCTCTGTGCTAGCTCCTAAGGCTGCTTGTCTTTATGACAATGTCTTCCACGTTATGACAGATGATGCAGTGTTCAAGGAGAACAAAACCAAGTGGCTTGATGGTGATACAGGCTATGATTTTTCAGTGGAGACTGGTTGGACAAGTCTGGCTTCTATTGTCGGCTTCCAGAGATTTTACAAGCTGTTCATAGTTATGGACAACCTAACTCCCTACTCGGTAACAGTCTCATTAGCCTATGATTATAGGGATTATGAGGACACTACTACCTTCCTTAACTCAACAGATTCTAGGATTATAATATATCCGACTAGGCAGAAGTGTGAAGCCTTCCGGTTTAAGATAGAGGTAACTGCCCGAGATGGGTTGGAAGAGACTGAACAAACATTAAATATTAACTTTATTGGTATTGAGGCTGGTACGAAGCAGGGGCTTCCGAAGCAACTACCTGTTTCAAAACGTATTGGCGTTACTTAAGGAGAATATCATGGGTGGAGCGTTTGGGTATGACCCAATGAAGCAACTGGGCAGTGGTAGCGATCATGGTGCCCTAAAGGGTGGCGATGCCTTAGGTGGGCTTCAGAAGAAAGTCAATGTGAAGAATATCGTAACTGGTATTGAGACTGGTGGTAAAGGTCGTCCCGGTGCTGGTACTCCCGACCCGCAAGATCCGGGGAATATCCCTCAGACTGGAACACTCGCTTTACCCGGATTACCCGGCACTGTCGGTGGTCCTCCACTAGGAACTCCAATTGTTGAGGGGGGAACTGGTGGAGCTGGTGGGGGCATTATCCAAAACGATGACCAAGCCCAACAGATTGCTGCGCTTCAAGCTGCTGCCCGAGGAGAAGGCCCTAGCGCCGCGCAGGATCAATTACAGCTAGCCACAGACCAGAATATGCGCCAAGCCCTAGCGATGGCTGCTAGTGGCCGGGGCAACCCTGCCCTAGCCATGCAGGGAGCGGGAAGACAGAGAGCATTGATGAGTCAGCAACATGGAGCCCAATCGGGTGCCCTAAGGGCTCAAGAGATGCAGTCTGCACAGGGTCAACTTGCTCAAGCTATCCAACAAAAGAGGGCTCAAGATCAGGCCGATCTGAACAGACAGTTAGGCTATGCCCAACTCGAAGCACAGCAGCAAATGGCCTACGATGCGGCGGAAGCTCAAAAGGCAGCGGCCAAGTCTGCGAAAGAAGCAGGTATATTCGGTGGAATATTAGGAGCTGGCGGAGCTGTCCTAGGCGGTCTGGGAGCTGGCGGATTCTTCGGTTCCGGCGCTACTGCTGCCGGTGTTGGTACTGGCGCCGCCACTGCTGCAGCAACTATCGCTTCTCCATCTCCCATGGCTTAACTAGAAGGATCAGAAAATGGCGAATAGTACCGATGCGGATATCGAAATAGCAAAAGAGGCTAGGGCTGTGGAGATAGCCCGAGAGAATGGGGGCATGAACCTAACGGGGGGTGAGCCTTTTATGGGTCCACAGCTCCCCGCTTCTGAGCCTTTTGTGGGACCAGTACAACCTTCTACGCCTTATGTTCCTCCTGCACAGGCAGAACAAGGATATGGAGGATTCCCTACTCAGGCACAGGTGGATGCGATTGTTCAGGAGGTAGCTCCTGCAGATCCAAATCCGTACTATGGCCCTATGTCCAATGATCCTGCAGCCTATGAACCTGCACCACTCGCCGACGACTTTGGGGTTGCAGCCTATAATCCCGCAGTCGATTACTACGAACCATATAGGGATGAGTATGTCTCTACTACTGACGGGCTCATACCGGGGGAGGATGGTCCAGATGTCGATGCTCCGGGTGAAGCCTTCAAGAGTTCTAAAGAGAGTGCTTATGATTCGGCAAAATCGGAAGCCACTCCAGCCACCACTGCGGCTGCGGCTGCTGGTAGTCAGAGAGAATTTGACAAGAACGCGGCGGCTAAATACATGGCCAAAGTTAGCCTAGCCCCCGGAGTATATGAATCGCTGGCTCCTAAAGAGCGAGAGGCTGTAGAGCAGAAATTCCTATCCGAGGAAGTCTCGCAACAGGCTGAAGTAAGTGAAGATCAAGCCCTAGCCAAACAATCCATGGCTGCTAAGGCTCCACCTGATATGGAACAAATGATAGAGGCCCAGCAGAAGCTTCAGCTTATCGACGATAAAGTAACCGAGGTTGAGAGATTTCAATCTCGCCAAAAGGTTAGAGCTGCCGAAGATCAGGTCGATACGGTTTCTAAGATCGAGGAATCTGACGCTGCCTTCGATGATCTTAAAAAGGCCATGGAGAGTGTTGGCAAGTTAAAGGTTGATAGGAATCGCTGGTGGAACAGTAAGTCTACTGGTCAGAAGATCGCAGCAGCACTATCTCTAATGATCTCTGGCTATCAACACGGTAAAGCAGGTCATGGCGGATCGGCTCCAGCACTAAAAATGATGATGAAGGCCATCGACGATGATGTTGCAGATCAGGTCAGGGCATATAACTCTAAAAAAGAAGGGGTTGCTGCGAAGCAAAACCTTTATGCCTTGTTCAGGCAAAGAGGCTTAGACCACACAAAAGCTGTGGCTGCTACCCGTTTGCAGCACTCTCGGGATCTCGACGACCAGATGAAGCGAATCAACATCAAGAAGGGCAACTTTGCACTCCAGCAAGCCCAAGATGAACTCCGAAGAGGCCAGCTCGGTATCTTGTCAGACTTCCAGCCTCAGAACTTCAGGGAGAAGCTAGCTGCGGACAAGTTTGACTACCAGCAAGGTAAGGATCTGGATAAGCGAGAAACTTCCATAAGGGGCAGGGATGGACGACCTCTCTATGCCAAGTCTCCTAAACAAGCTGTGGCGGCTGATAAAATCCAAGCTGACGCCGGAATTGCTATCAAGCAGTTCGATAAGATGACTGAACTTATTGATGATACGAACCTTTGGGATATGATCAACCCTGTTAGTAGCCTTAGAAATGAGCTAGCTAGTAACCGGGCAGCAATGATTGGCTCCTTTAGAAATATGGTATCTCCCGGTGGTGGTGTCTTGTCTGACGAGGATAGGAAACAGATTACCAAGGTCAACCGAGATACTACTGCCTTGTTCAGTACAAGCCTTGTCAAAAACCTTACCGATGCGGCGGGAGCTACTAAGCTAGCTCAAGAGTCAATCCAATCATTTAAAGACTATACGATCATGAGAAGAGATCAGGAACTTGGAACCATGCTTCGGGGATACACACCCCCTGCCGGAAAGCGCAAACGAATTATACCTGGCGCAAGGCCATAGGGGAGAATATGCCTGATATACCTGACCTAATTGAAACCAATGCCCCTCCTCCGGTGTATGTAACCGGGGAAGACTTCACGGCTGAAGCTAAAAGGGGTACCTACGACTGGGGGGATCAGGCGTTTGTTAACATATACAAACCTGATAACCGGATGGAAGTCTCCCATGTTTCTATAGGAGATCTCGAATATGCTCTTAGCGAAGGATACCTTCTTGAGAGCAAGCCAGAACAGGCTCTTAGGGAACAGGTTCTAGGTGAAGAAGGGCAGAGTTTTACAGAGCTAGCCGGTGTTGGCCTAAGCGCACTAATAGACGGTTTGTCTATGGATGCTACGGCGATCTATAACAAATATACCGATACCCCCTTCGAAGGCGCTAGGAGGGAAGCCTACAAAGATGCGAATCCTTGGCTAACCAATCTGTCCTATGGCACTGGTGTTGTTGGTAGTGCTTTTGTCACTGGCGGAGCATCGGCTGCCCTTAAGGTAAGTCTTGTCAAAAGCCTAACTGCTGCTGCACCAAAGGCAGCTCCCGCGCTTATAAAGAAGATGGCAGACAACTATGCTAAAAGACTTGCTCTTGCTGTGGGCGAAGGCGTTCTGGTCGGCGGTGCAGACATGCTTCCCGCAGCGGCTACCGAAGCCTTTTATGGAAATACCGAGAGGGCATCAGAACTCATAGGTATGGGAATGACTGTCGGCGGAGGTATCGGCGGTGCTTTCAAGGTGGGCGGTTTTATCGGGAGGAAAGCCAAAGAGATAGCTCCCGATGCCACACTCTCTGCCATACATAAGGTTACAGGTGTTCCTAAGAAAGCTATCTCATATTTCAATAACAATCCGGGTCTTAGACATAAAATAAAGCCTCTGGACGATATCCTCCCCGGTATTGACGATGCGACCATGGCCCACAAGGCCGACCTATCCATGGCCAAGGAGAACCAGAAACTAGCCACCGCAAATCTGGACGAAGCTAGAAGGACTACTGAGAAGGAAATGAAGGCTCAGTCTAAAGAAGTTCATCCCCTCATGGCAGAGGAGATGGAGAAGGACTTAGGTATAGCCCAGAAGAAATTCAATGAAATATCTGAAGCTGCGGAGGAAAACCTCGCTGCTAATATCCCCGGCAAGACAGTAGATGCTTCCACCGTAGTTGCAAAGATGGATGAGCACATAGCAGACTTCAAGGGACTTCACGGTGTTGAAGACAGAGCCACTCTCTCAAAATTGAAACAACTACGCAAAAGCCTTACCAAGGACGGTATGCTTACGGGAATGGGTGCTAGAAAACTCATTAAATCCATGCGACGAGATGTGGAGTACAAAGGTGCGTTTACTCCCAGAGATAAAACCTATGAGAGACTTGTTAAGGGATATGCGGCTGATACTAGAAACATTCTAAGAGATACCCCCGGTGCAGAAGATTTTTCTAGGGCTATGGATTTCCTAGCTCCGAAACTTGAAGCCTTGGGAGCCTTCAAAAAGAGTATGTCTAGTGAATCTTCCAGACTAAACATGGCTTCCATAATGAGTGAGCCCATGCTTACAGGGGTGAAGCACGAAAAGAGGAAAGCCTTTACCGAGTTCATGGAAGAGATAGGTGTCGCCGAGAAATACACCGAGATGGGTGTTGATCAAGCTACGGCCCACCAATACCTATCAGACTTTAAAACCCGAGGTAAGTCTAAGGATCAGGCCACTAGGGATCAGTTTGATTCGGATCGCTTCGAAAACCTATCCTTCGATAAAGCCCAGGCAGACAGTGTGGCCCTAGATCTATCTGTAGCTGACAAGGCCATGGGTCCAGCAATCGGAGGGGCGAAGTCTCTGACGCCAGATAAAATGGCTAAGATATTTATGGGAGATGATGATCAGGCTAAGAGAGCCTTGGATTCCTTCCTAGAGAGAGCCGGGATTGATAAGGACACTGTTGAAGCCAGCATAATGTCTCATGAGTTTTCCAAGGGTAAAAATAGTGGGTTCAGGTATATAAACCCTCGAGTGGTGCTGGGTACCATGATGGGTGGTTGGAAAGGTGCTGTAACCTCTCTAGCCGTAGATACTCTTGGCGGTCCAATTCTAAGAGAGGGGATGTTGGCCAAGCAGCTCCTAGCTGAAAAACTGGGTCCAACTCTAGGAGCCATATCCACTAGG